AAGCCTACTACATTCAAGGAAATCGAGGAATGCATCAGTGTTGGCGGCGCGAGCGTGTCCGTTGAGAGTGTTGATGTAACCTGCATTAAGAGGACCAGAAAGAAATATGCAAAAGGTCTTGAGGATGCCGGGGACAGCTTGCCTGTAACCTTTAACTATTCCGATACATTCTTGGAACAGTGGGGAGAAATGGTGACTGCATCAAAAGAAGCAGCAAAGAACGGGCTTGCTACATGGTTTACGTTATATCACCCTGAAAGAGAAAAGGCGTGCTTCTACATTGTAGAACCCGGAAATCCCGGTAAGCCTGAAGTCGGCGTTGGAGGTGCTTATCAGATTGAAGTAGGAAATACTTTGGTAGACCTTCCTGATGATGATACAGCGGTAAAACCGACAATTCCAACGGTTTCATCGGGAAATTAACAGGCTCTGACGTAGAATCAGCGAGCGTACAGAGCGAAAATGTGATTGCTGATGAAGATGTAACTGACAACGAAACAACTTAATTCTGGCAGACTTGGGGCGGCTTACGGGCTGCCCCTTTCCCTACATAAGCCAGAGGGAAAGGAAAGGTAAAAAATCATGATGGTATTAAAAATCGGAGGAAAGGATTATTCCGTAAAATTCAATTACAACTGTTTCTGCGACACTGACCTGCTTGACAGGGTGAATGACCTCGGAAAGCTTTTTCAGGGCAAGGCGGAGAATGACAAGGACGTTTCCGGTATGGGTAAAATCCGTGAGATGTTTGTGTGCGTGAGAGATTTGCTGTTTACCGGATTTCAGGAAGAGAATCCCGTTGAGAGTGTGCAGGCAGTAGGTAAACTGCTCGACCAGTATAAGGCAGAGACACCGGAAGGAGAGGAAAGAGGACTTTTACAGCTGTTTGCAATGCTGTCAAATGAACTTATTGAAGAGGGTTTTTTATCCGGGGTCATGAAGACACTGGTATCTTTGGCGGAGGAGCAGAAGAAAGCTGTCAAGACTCCGCAGGACCACAAGAAGTCTCAGAAGTAAAACCATACAGCCAGCGCATAAAGGAAGAGATACTTCCGCACTATCTGGCAATCGGCGTGTCAAAATCCGAGTTCATGAGGTCATGCCCGGTGGAACTGAAACCGTATGATTTGGCTCACAGGAATAGACTTGAAGAGCAAAATACATTGATGTTCTGGCAGGGAAGATATGTTGCAGATGCCATTATGGCTACGATAGGTAATAGCCCGTGGTTTAAGGGTAAGTCAGCTCCGCTCCATGAGTACCCGAAAGAGCCTTATCCGATATTTGGCAATGCCCATACGGTGATGTCTGCTGATGAAAAGCAGAGAGAGGTTGACAAATTCTTTGCACAGGAAAGCGTACGGCGTGCAAATTGGAAGAGAACGCATGAAAGGCATGAATTGGGCGGTGAATAATTTTACCGCCCTGTATGAGCCTTATATTCCATTTTAAGACATATTGTGTTATAATATTCTCATAGACGGAGGTATCTGTATGGGATATTTGCATAGATGCTTGATGTGTGGAGAGAAAATTGATAGTGACTTGTTGGAGTGTCCATGTTGCGGAGAAAAGCAGTATGGCGAGAACAATGAGTATTATCCTGATGAAAAATCCATAAAAGCTGCAAGAGCTCTTCTGCAAGGACAAAACAATGTCGTTACTGAAGGATTTTTCGGTCGACTATTTGGAAGAAAACAAAAGAAAGAAAAGCAACCAATATTTTCCGAGGAAGAATGTTTCTTATACGGTATTCACCCAAAAGATGAGACATATCGGAAAACAATGGAACTTGATATATTGAGTAAGAATTATAAAGAGTGATTATTCAGCGGATTGGAGGTCGTGCATATGGACAATTTCGCTATCATTTATAAAATATTGAAAGCACTGGAATGTGCAATGGACTGTGATGAGGTTGATATCAGTTCTATATCGCATGAACGATTCGATATTACATACCAGCGATGGGAAAAGATACTCATTATGCTGGCTGATGAAGGATATATAAAAGGGTTGGTTTACAGTAGGTCTTTATCAGATTACACACCGCATTTGCGAAAACCTATACAGCCATCTATTACATTAAAAGGGCTTGAGTATTTGAGTGATAATTCACTGATGAAGAAAGCTGCAAATATTGCAAAAGGGATAAAAGATACCATTCCCGGATTATAAAATTGATAACACGGACACTTAGAGAAATCTAGGTGTCTTTTTTGATACCTAAAACCGGCTATCAAAACGAGATAGTCGCTAACCGGAACAATTACAAGGTGGTGAGAGCATGGGTACTGAAATTGACCGTTTAGAGGTTCAAGTAGAAGCACAGGCAACAAAGGCAAATAATCAACTGGATAAGCTTGTTGGAAAATTGGACGCATTGTCGTCCTCTTTGTCACATCTGAACAGCAGTGGATTGACTGGACTTGCTAATGGAGTTTCAAAGTTTGCGCAGGCATCTTCTCAGCTATCAAATGTCAAGACAACTGATTTCACACGTCTGACAAAGAATATTGATAAGATTGAGAATCTGAATACGCAGCAGATTTACAGCGCGTCTTCAGCGATTGTAACACTATCTAACGCTGTAAATAGCCTTGGAAGCGTATCGGCAAACAGTATGCAGGTTGTTAATGTGGCAAACAGCATAGGAAAACTCGGCGGTGCAAGTGTTCAGAAAGCAATTACCAATCTTCCGGCTCTTGCTACAGCTATGAACGACCTTATGACAACACTGTCAAAGGCTCCTGCCGTTAGCAATAATATTATTCAGATGACGCGTGCATTGGCTGATTTGGCATCACAAGGAGCCAAGGTCGGAACAGCCGGGACAAGCCTTACAAAAAGCGTAAATGGCGTTGGAACTGCCATGAGTGCTACTACGAAGAAAGCTCGTAGCCTTTCTTCTGCGCTGGGCTCTATCTATCAGAAGTATTTTTTGCTGATGCGTGGCGCGAGCAAGTTGTGGGATTCTATTGAAGGTTCCATGGACTATGTAGAGGTTTTGAACTACTTTGATGCCGCTATGCAGCAGGTATCGGCAAATGCCGGAGAGTCATCTGCAGAAGCATATTTTGAATCATTCAGCAGCAGAGCAAAAGAGCTGACTTCCAAGATGACCGGGTTCAATGTGAATGATAATGGTACTTTGACAGCTACCGGTAATGCAAGCCTTGGCATCAATCCCACAAAACTGATGAATTACCAAGCTACATTTGCGCAGATGTCAAGCTCTATGGGAGTGGCATCTGAAACATCATTGTTGCTGTCGCAGGCACTTACAGAGATAGGTGCAGACCTTGCGTCCGTAAAAAACATGGACTTCGACAAGGTATGGAAGGACATGGCTTCCGGGCTTGCCGGAATGAGCCGTACACTGGATAAGTATGGCGTAAATATTCGTAATGTGAATTTGCAGCAGAAACTGCTTGACCTCGGCATTGAGGAGAACATTACCAACCTTAATCAGAATGACAAGGCACTGCTTAGGGCGATTATCCTGCTTGATAGCACCAAATACGCATGGGGCGACCTTGCAGACACTTTGGAGCAGCCGGCAAACCAGCTGCGCTTGTTGGAGAGTAACTTCGCCAATCTGTCAAGAACACTTGGAAACTTGTTTTTGCCTGTAGTATCTAATGTATTGCCATATGTGAATGGTCTTGTCATCGGTCTGCAAAGATTGTTTACATGGGTAGGAAATCTTCTCGGTATTGATTTGAGCGGCATTACCTCCGCTGTCAGCGATAGTGCTGTAGATATCGGAGAGCTGCTTGGAGAGACAGATGATTTAACTGACAGCCTTACCGCTGCAGGAAACGCAGCCAAGAAGCTGAAATCAAATTTGCAGGCTTTTGACGAGCTGAATGTGATTACCACACAGACAGATTCTTCCAGTGCATTATCCGGCGTAGGATTGCCCTCAGGGCTGCTCGACACAGCGTTTGAAAAGTCCTTCTCTGAATATCAGAAAGCATGGGACGAAGCCTTTTCCAACATGGAGAACCGGGCGAATGAGTTCGCGGATAAGGTAGAAGAATATTTGCAGCCTGTTAGAGACATCATAGAGGATTTTGCCATTGGTGATTACTTCAAGGCAGGTCAGGATACTTCAAACCTTGTGGCAGGAATCTTCAATTTCTTTTCAAACGCGATTGATAAGGTGGACTGGTATGAAATTGGGGAGAACATCGGTGATTACCTTGCAGGAGTGAACTGGATAAAAGTACTCGGCTCCGTAGGTCACCTCATATGGGAAGCACTGAAAGCAGCTCTTGAAATTGGTGCTGGTGTGCTGTCTACTGCACACATTGACACAGCCATTATTTCAATGATTGCTATGCCGAAGTTGTTGAAAACAATTACAGCTAGTAAGTATGCTACTGGAATATCAAAATTAGCTGGGAAATTTAAGATTCTTAGCAAGAATATTTCCGGTTATCTGCAAAACCTTGATGCAACAGGACAGGTCCTCACTTTTAACACTGGAGTTGAGGCTATCCGAAATAATCTGACTGGATTACAAAAAGGTGTTATTACAGCTGTTGCTGCGTTTGCTGAATTTGAAATTGTATCACATACCTTTGAAGGACTTGTAGACGGCAGTGAAAACCTTATTGCAGGAATCGCAAAGATTGGTGGCGCGGCTGGCGTGGCGGCACTTGCTATGTATACTGCTCTCGGACCCGCTGGCTTGGCTATTGCCGGAGTAACTGGACTTATTGCAGGAATTATCGGTATAGAAGAGGCAATGCAAAAGATAAATGCAGAAACTATTGGAAATACAATAAAAGATGCCTTAACAACGCCGGGCGGTATGTCTATGGAGGAAATAAGCGGTACGTTCTGCAAAAAAATGGAAAGCATTGCTAGTAGTTTTGATAACGTATCAGCTCATTCACAAGAGCTAGAAACGGCGCAGATAAATATAAAAAATACATATGGAGAAATAACAGCAATACAGTCCGCGATGGAGCAAGGCGTATTATCTGTTGAAGATGGTGTAAAAAAAATGAATACTGCGTTTGACAGCATGCCTACTGAGTTTGCGAATGCAGTTACTGCATTAGAGCAAGGAATAATAGGAGCTCTGGGAGAAGGAAGTATTCTAAGGCAGTATTTGGAGGCAATGGGATATGACGTAGAAGCATTGAATGGAATTGTTGTCGGCGATTTTGCTAGTATTCAAAATGAGTTTGATAAACTTGTGGAAGAATATGAAAATATAAAAGAAAGTACAAATCCTGATGATATAACGAGAAAAGAAGAAATAATAAAATCAATGACGCAAATATCAGGAGTGTTTGATGAAACAATCCAGAGTATTACAGCATTTGAAACTTCCATGAATAACATGCATTTGAATATGGGTAGCGTTATTGATACTAAAAACATTGGAGACTTAAAGTTCAAAACAGAAGAGTTTGGAAATAATCTACAGAAAATGGTGGATTCTTATTACTCAGCAAACAATTCAATTGCTAAGGGAAATGAGGAATTCCAAAACAACTTAGCTACATTCAACTCTATGTTAAAAGCAGCAGGAATAGAGGAAAATACAGCAATATACAATGAAATCATGTCAAAAATACCAGATGCAACTAATGCTTCAAAAATTGATTTACAAGATGCGTTTGAGGGAATCATAAATACCATTCAAGAAGATGCGCTGGGGGCAATACCGGCATTAATTGAGCAAGCTGGCACAGAATGGGATAATCTTGATTTTGATACGCGCACGGAATTGAATTATCAAGGGATAACTAATAAAGACGCTTATATTGCATCAGTGGTAAAATCATATGAAAACGATATCTTGTCTCCAATGGAAGAACAGATAAATAATGCCTTGGCAGGGTTGGATATTGATAGCGAAGGCATTATGGTTCAGAAAGCAAAGGAATTATACGATTCTTTATTTTACTATGACTATAAGTGGGACTTGGGAGGCGGAGAAAGAACTTTCCGAATGAGAGAAAACTGGGAAGCGATTTTATCAGAGTTAGACATACCTGGAATAACAGAAGGATACGGAGAAAACATAGTATCTGGGCTAAATAAGGGTGTATCTGATAACGAAAAACAAACAGAGGAAACAATGAGAAACTATGCTAAAAACAGCGTTGAAGAACCTTTTAAAGACGAAACTGGAATAAACAGTCCATCAAAAGTGTTTGCTGATTATGGAATGTACTCTGTGATTGGATTTAATAATGGAATATATGCGAATAAATCAAAAACGGTAGATGCAATATCATCTTATGCTTTTGCGATAAAAGAAAGTTTCAGCAATGTTCCCACAGTGTTATCAGAAATCGGCGAAAATGCGATGGCTGGACTTCTTAATGGTATGTCCAGTATGGAAAGCGATATTTATGATAAAGCGGACAGTATTGCAGATAATATTGCTAAAACAATACAGACAGCACTCGATATTCATAGCCCCTCAAGAGTGATGTATGCTCTTGGTGAGTTTACCATGCAAGGATTCCAACTTGGTATGGAAAATCTGTATGGAAACATTCAAAAGTCCATTGAAAAGTTTGGTGGTACATTACAGTATGAAATAGCTCCTGCTCCAGAGCCTGTATATGCAGGGTGCCAAGCAGGATTTAATTTTAAGACACCAGAGTACAACAACTATTCTTATTATGAGAATCAGAACAATTATGACACGGCGGAAACGAATATGTTGTTACGAGAATTGTTGGTTGCTACAAGAGAGGGGAAAATAATCGAGGTTGAAGGACGCGAGATAGGAAGAACCGCAGTAAAATATATACAAGGAGAAGAGGAAAGGCTACAGAAAAATATAGTTGGCATACATTGATTGAAAACTCCTCCATGCTGTGATATCATTTTATTAAATTACAGTATGGAGGATTGCGAAATGAAAAAGAAAATTGTAGCCGGAACAGCTGTTTTTGTTTTTTTTATTGTAATGATAATTGTAGTATTATATAACGATAAGAAAAATCAACAGGAAGCCGATAGGATTATTGGAAATACAATACGATATGCATTGTTGCAAGATGATAGTTCTACGGTAGAATCAAATGGTGAAGTAGATCTTGAGTTTATCGGTGCATTTGAGAAAGCAGAATATAATAAATACAATTCATATGCTTCCGAAAACGGTCTTGGAGATACTTTGATTTATATTGAAGGAAAGGTTCTTAATCAAACAGTATTTGACGACTCTGATTCCGGAATACCAACATTAGCATTGGTTATTGAGCAAGAAGATGGAAATAGATGGTGTGTTTGCGTAACATCTGATTCTAAGATAAAAGAAATCGAAGGGAAAAATGTTCAAATATTTGGTACCTATATGGGGTTTTCAGATGTGATTAATCTACCATCTATGGCTGTATTCGTGGATGATATAGAAAAAATAGATGAGGCAAGAATAGATCTAGAGGAAAACGGAGAGTATGTAACCGTTTGGAGATTTTCTGATTATCTAGAAGAGGAAATAAGTAATCAAGAGGAAAACACAGAAACAGAGGAGATTTCTGGCGAAGAACAATCGCAGGAAAGCATTGAAGTATATGTTCCTACGACAGGAGAGAAAAATGCACTTAGGTCTGCCAAGGATTATTTAGAACTGATGGCATTTTCGTATCAAGGCTTAGTGGAGCAGCTTGAGTATGAGAAATATTCGCATGATGAAGCTGTATACGCTGCAGATAATTGTGGAGCCGACTGGAACGAACAAGCTGCTAAATCGGCTAAAGATTATCTTGAACTTATGTCTTTTTCAAAAGATGGACTAATAGAGCAACTTGAATATGAGGGATTTACTCACGAACAGGCAGTTTATGGAGTGGAGGAGAATGGATACTAAAGAAGACATATTAACATGTTTCTATGGAAAGATGGCTGAGCGATTAATATGAATGAAATTTCTGATATTGTAGTAAATCTATTGGCGGATTTTGTTGACAAAACAGAAGAATTTAAAGGAAATTCTATTCCTAAATGTGAGTTAAAACTTGTAGATGATATTTATAAGTATGTTTTGCAAGATGATTGTGAATATGCTATAGATGTGCAAGAATCAATACAAAGAGCATATGGATTGTGTTACATAACTAAGAAAAATACTATTACACTTTTCATTGACATTAAAGCTGGCATGACGATTATTTCATCGACTTTGCATGAATTTACTCATGCTTATGATTTCTCATTAATGTCAAATTGTATGCGCGAGAAAAATTTAAGGAAGGTACAAGCAAATGCCAGTTTTAGATTATGGTCTGAGTTCCATGCAGAGTACTTAACTTATTTATATTTGTTCAGGGTCAATGGTTTAAGCAAATCTGAGATTGAAGTATTTGAGGGTCTACGAGGAGAATTAGAGAAATTTTTCGGCGAAAATCAAAGAATGGAACTGAGCAAATTAGTAGATTTCACGGTCAGGTTGTATGGAAGATATATGGCGCTTTTAAAAACATATCCAGATACTATGAAGAAATATCCGTACAGATTTTTTGTTAATAAAGATTTTTTGCGGTTATATGATTACCTATATGAACACAAAACTTTTGATTCTATAAAAGGAAATGTTTCTGAATTAGAAAGTGTATTCAGAGGATTGGAGAGACTTTCACGGATATAAAATCCAAGAGTTGGAAAAGATATGCCGTCTGCTTGAACTGTGGGAAACGGTGGAAAATATAGGCTTATAGTTAAGTAATTAACAGTCTTTTTCATTGACAAATTTCGCATATGAAGTTACAATGCAGTTAAGTTCAAATTACAAATGACAATATGTTGACACGATTTATAAGTCGTCTGAATCTATTTATGGATCCCGGCGGCTTTTTTGTTTAGATATTTTAGCCTTATGGCTTGAATATATGTCAGTGAAGATGCTGACTACCAACGTCCCCAAAAATTTGGGGGGACGTTAAACGGAACAACCTCCGACCAGTGATGCGGCTGGTTACATAGTGGACGGAATTACATAGGCTCATGCCATAGCGGTGTGAGCCTAAAATTCCATTGTCACTATCATGTAGATAGTGTGGATTGAAAAAAGGAGGTAAACCAACATGGGAAACGGAGCAATGCCCATTACCACCGAGAAAGCCCAGAGTTATGGGAGTAATGTACAGACGATAACATCTATAGAAGTATCCGAGATGATAGGCAAGAGACACAATGAGTTATTAAAAGACATAAGACGATATATCGAACAACTTAACGAGGGGAAAATTCCCCACGTTGAATTCTTCTATGAGAGTAGTTATCTTGATTCAAAGGGACAGGAAAGGCCATGCTTTGATGTAACTAAAAAAGGATGTGAATATATCGCAAACAAATTAACAGGTGTCAAAGGCGCGGTGTTTACAGCAAGGTTCATTAATAGATTTCATGACATGGAAGAATTTATTGCTAAAGAACATATTACAGAGCAATCTACATTCCTTTTATGTTTACAAGGAGTAAAATTTGTTGCCGATGATTTGAAGGTCAGTGAATCCAGCAAACTCTTGATGTACAACGGAGCGTTTGAGGAATTCGGACTTCCTACCAGTTTTCTTCCGAAGTACGAGGACAACGGAAGCAGAGAACAACGTTCTGCAACAGACCTGCTAAAACGAAATGCCTGTGGCATGAGTGCAGCAAAGTTTAATCAACTTTTGCTGGAAAATGGCTATCTGGAAGAAAGAGAGCGTCCTTCAAGCAATGGCGGAATGAAGAAATTTAAAGCACTTACAGATAAAGGTCTTGAATATGGTGTGAATCTTATCAATGAGAAGAACCAGAAAGAGGTTCAGCCGTATTACTATGCAGATACATTCATGGAACTATTCGATATAGTGAAGAATTCATAATTTTGTTTGATAAAGCACTTGCCGCGCGGCAGGTGCTTTCTTTTGCAAGAAAACCGACTACCAGATGCGGTAGCCGCTGACAATCAACAGTTAATTGTAGGGAGGTGATGGTCATGTCCTACGCAGGATATTTGGTAAAAGTCGGAGATTATGAAATTCCGGCAGACAAGTACATAAAGGTACAATCCTATAAAACTACCTTAAGTGTTCAGGATTTGGACAGCTACCGTGATGCGAATGGTGTACTGCACCGTGAAGCACTGGAACATAGGGTCAACAAGGTAGAGTTCGGAACGCCAGCCATGCTTACAAATACGCAAATGGCTGAGTTATTTAGTAATATAAAGAACAATTATACAGTACCGGTAGAACGAAAGTTTATCGGTACTTTTTATGTGCCTGAGTTTGACGATTATGTTTCTCAGGAAATGTATATGTCAGACCCTACTTTTACCATTTACGCAATTATGGACGGAGTAATCAAATACAATCCGGTTCGCGTTGCATTTATTGCTTATTAGGAGGTGCCGCATGGTTGATTATAAGTACGCCGAGTTGTTCCTACAGGATAGCAAAGACAGACAACTTCATATTGACTTTGATTCCGGAACGATAACAAATGAAGAGATTCACTCGGAGAACTTTGAGTTAAATGAGAGCCTTTGCTCGGAAGAGCAGCTGCGTTTCGGTTCCTGCGAAGCCAGCTCTATCAAATTTAAAATATCGAATATTTTCACGCCGCTTGCTGGTAAGTGGCTGACCGTTACGGAGACATTAGATGGAAAATCTGATGCCTCTTTTTTATATGGGAAATACAAGGTGTATTCGGACAAGCCCACAGCAGACCGCAGATGCAGAGATGTAGTGGCTTATGATGCTATGCATGACATATTAACAGCTGATGTGTCTAACTGGTACAACACCATCCTGCCAAACGCTGACAGCAAAGTTACACTGAAAGAGTTCCGGGACAGCTTCTTATCTCATTTTGAAATAGAACAGGAAGAAGTAACGCTCATCAATGATTCCATGACAGTGGAAAAGACAATAGAGCCGTCAGAACTCAGCGGACAAACAGTAATCACTGCCATATGCGAAATCAATGGCTGTTTTGGGCATATCGGGCGTAATGGAAAATTCCAGTACATTTTTCTCGAGGAGATGGTAGAGGGGCTGTATCCGTCAAATACGCTTTATCCGCGAGATGATTTATATCCGGCTGACCCTATGAACGCGGAACAGATTAAAAAGAGTCATTACATCAGCGCAGAGTATGAGGATTTTAAGACTGAGCGGATTAGCAAACTGCAGATACGCAAGGAAGAGAATGATATCGACTGCATCTATGGAACCGGGGATAACTGCTACATCGTGCAAGATAATTTTCTGGTGTATGGAAAATCATCTGATGAGCTTTATGCCATTGCAGAAAAACTCTACTCTGTAATCCATAAGGTATGGTACCGTCCGGCGCATGTGGAAGCGAAGGGTAATCCCTGTTTGGAGGTTGGTGACGGAATCAGGCTCAGCACAAAGTACGAGATTATCTATACCTATATACTGCAAAGGACATTGAAAGGCATTCAAGCTTTGAAAGATACCTACGATGCCGAAGGAGAGCAGTATCAATCAGAGAAGGTCAATTCGGTTCGAGATAGCATAATTCAGATAAAAGGCAAGACCAATAAGCTGGTTCGTACCGTTGATGAAACGATTCTCGAAATGGGAGACATGGAACAGAATCTGTCTGCACAGATCGCAATTAATGCGCAGCAGATACTCCTTAAGGTCAGCAAAAATAGTATTATATCTGAAATCAACCAGACGGCGGAGAAAATCACTATATCTGCTCAAAAAATAGACTTAAATGGTCTTGTTAATGCGGATGAACTGGTCAGCAAATTTGCCACCATTAACACGTTGAATGCTACTAAGGCGGCTTTGGAAGAGGTAATTGCAAAGAAAGCAACTATAGAGCAGCTAAATGTATCGAACGCATATTTGCAGAATTTGATTGCAGATAAGGCATCCCTGACCTATGTAGATGCCCTTAACGCCGTTGTCGAGAATCTGAAAACGGAGAAACTTTCGGCAAACGAGTTTACAGCTGGCAACATATCCGCAATGAATATCACGGTAAAATCGGCAAATGTGACCGGAGGATTCAATGCATCTAAGATTACAGCCGGAACACTGAGCGTAGAAAGGCTCGATGTAGACGGAATTGTTACTAGTTTAGCATCTAAGACAATACAATGTGCGAATTTGACAGCACAGACTGTCAGAGGGTCGAGCTACCAGATATATAACGGTAGCGGATATACCAGCATGACAGATATACTCATTACGATTAATGGCACTAAGTATGGACTGCTTGGTTATAAGGCATAGGCGCGAGGTAAAAGAATGAATAGTTTTGAAATTAGGATATTTTCGGAATCAATCAGGACTTTTATAAATAACAGTCATCTCCCGGCGGAAGCGAAAAAATTTGTCCTGAAAGATATTTTAGATGAAGTCGGTGCAAGAGCGGACGCTGAAATTATGAAGGAATCGGAACGGATTAAGAGGAAGGAGGGAAAAAATGCAAAAAGCGTATGAACGGATAGACTGGGAGAATTACCCGAGTGAGGAGACTCCGGTAAATGAGCAGAATCTGAATAAGATGGATGTCGCACTTGATGAGGTGGATAACCGGGTCATTACTCTTAACACTACAAAGGCAACAAAAGTTGAAGTATCAGAACTATTTTCCAATGTGGCTTTTGATGAGTCTACAGGTATTATTACTTTCACAAGGAAAAACGGTTCCCAGATTACGATTGACACAAAGCTGGAAAAGCTGGCCATAAACTTCGCATATGATCCAGTTGAAGAGCAACTGATTATCACTCTAGATGACGGCACAAAGCAGTATGTTGACCTCTCTGCCCTGATAACCGTGTATGAGTTTCTCGACAGCGACACCATTGCATTTGCTATTGAGAATGGGAAAGTAACGGCCATCGTGAAGGAGGGGAGCATTGAAGGAAAGCATCTTCAGCCGGATTATTTGGCGGATATCATGGTACAGACAGAAATCACCACGCAAAAGGCTGGTGAAGCGGCAGGCAGTGCAGCGTCAGCTATGTTGTCACAACAGGCGTCCGCAGTCTCCGAGCAGGCTTCAAAGGAAGCGGAAAATATTTCTATTCAGAAAGCTGGGGAGGCGGCTGAGAGTGCAGAGGCAGCTTTAGCAAGTGAGCGTGCAGCATTGGAGTACAAGCAAGCATCAGCATTGTCTCAACAAGAAGCATCAGTCTCCGAGCAGGCTTCAAAGGAAGCGGAAAATATTTCTATTCAGAAAGCTGGGGAGGCGGCTGAGAGTGCA